ATGTTTTACAATCCTTACCTCGGAGGAGGCCGACGAGCTGCTCCACCGAAGCGCAGCAGCGAATCGACCTTTCTCCAAATTGTACCTCGGGGTGTAATGTATGATGGGCAAACAGGACTGATCAAAAGAAACACCAGTCGAAAGCCTATTATGTTTTTTAATGAAAATAAATACACTCTTTCTGAAGACATGGTGTGGCCGAGTCTGTCTAGCGACGAACCGTTGATTCCGATTCGAGGTCGGGTGCGTTTCCATACTTATGATCAAGTGGATAGCGTCCTGAGCCTCGACACGACCGAAGAAGTTCCTTCAAGATATCGGCGACACATCATTCCATCTGGAAATGTCATTCGTTTTTTTGGGGTGATGGAGAACGGTCGCAGTATCTGCGCGAACGTTTTTGGTCAGCACAGTTACTTTTACTGCGAACATCCAGAGACAGATCGGCTACGAGAGGTCATCCATAGCGTATCTGAGCTGGTTCCGGAGCCTAAAACCCCATGTGCGATTACGGTACTGCCTGTGAAGAAGATGTCCATCTACGGCTATGGTACTAGTTGTGTTCCACACTTACACCGTGTGTCTATTAGCAATTGGATCATGGCCAGGAAGATCGGACAGTATCTTTTAGAACATGGGTTCAAAGTTTACGAAACCAGAGTCGATCCGCTGACCAGACTAGTCGTCGACAAAAAATTGACGACGTTTGGTTGGTGTTTTGTTGACAGGTATGAGGTGCGGGCACGTGGGAGGGTATCTACTTGTGATTTTGAGATAGACTGTGAAATCTCAGATCTCTTTTGCAGTTCTGAAGATACCTCTTGGCCGCTGTATCGCTGTCTGTCGTTTGATATTGAATGCTTAAGTGCCAGTGGAGGATTTCCAACACCAGAAAATGTTGATGATATTGTCATCCAGATTTCTTGTGTGTGTTACGGTACGGGGCGGGAGGACGCGGGTGTGAAGTTCGGGAAATCTGGGAAACATCTGTTTACAATTGGGAGTTGTGGGCCGATTGAGGATGTGGATGTGTATGAGTTTCCTTCTGAGTATGAGTTGCTACTGGGATTTTTTCTATTCTTTCAACGTTACGGTGCTTGTATGGTTACAGGGTACAACATTAATGCTTTTGATTTCAAGTACCTGCTAACTCGACTAGAGAATGTTTACAAAGTGGGTGTGAGCCGTTTCGGGAAACTGAGCCGCGATGGTAAGTTCTTTGTCCAGAGCAGCCAGGGCAAAAGCTACGTTTCCACCAACCAAAGTAAGGTGACGATCTCCGGTACGGTGGTTATCGACATGTATCCGGTGTGTATGGCCAAAACCAGTGCGCCGAACTACAAGTTGAATACCATGGCGGAATTATACTTGAAACAGCAAAAAGACGACCTGTCCTACAAGGAAATCCCAGTGAAGTTTCTAGCTAACGAAGCCGGTCGAGCCGTGGTGGGGAAATACTGCGTGCAAGACGCGGCGTTGGTGAAGGATCTGTTCAATGTCATCAACTTTCATTACGAAGCCGGCGCCGTGGCAAGATTAGCGAAAATCGCTATGCGCCGGGTGGTTTCTGACGGTCAACAGATCCGAATCTACACTTCGTTGCTGGATGAGTGCTCATGTCGAGACATGGTCCTCCCTACCTACAGAAATTCTGAGCCTGGGGAAGAAGTGTCTTACCAGGGAGCTACGGTGTTTGAACCCGAGATCGGGTACTATAATGACCCGGTGTTGGTTTTTGATTTTGCCAGCCTCTACCCTTCCATTATCATGGCACATAACCTGTGTTATTCTACGCTCATCATGGATAACGGGGAATGCCCTGATGAGGAAAAAGTGTATGAGGTCAGGTTTGAGAATGGCACAACATACCGATTCGTGAGGCCAGAAGTTAGGTCTTCTGTGCTTTCTGAATTGTTGACCCGATGGGTTGCACAGAGAAAGGCTGTCCGTGCAGCCATGAAAGATTGCACAGATCCCTTGAAAAAGACGCTGCTGGATAAAGAACAGCTAGCGTTAAAAGTAACGTGCAATTCTTTCTATGGTTTCACTGGAGTGGCCAACGGCATGTTACCGTGTTTGCCGGTGGCGGCCAGCATTACCCGCATCGGTCGTAGCATGCTGCAAGAAACCGCGCGTTTTATTCATGACAACTTTTCAGCCCCGGATTTTTTAAAAACCTTTTTTAATGCCGAAGACTATGTGGAAGGTGGAGTGGAAGCCAAAGTCATCTACGGCGACACTGACAGTGTCTTTGTGTGTTACCGAGGTATGAAACCTAGCGCACTGAAAGCCAGCGCGGACCGTGTTGCCCGTCATGTTACCTCCTGTCTGTTTACTCACCCCGTCAAGCTTGAATTTGAAAAAGTTTTTATTTCTCTTATGATGATTTGTAAAAAACGGTACATCGGAAAGATTGAAGGTTCTGTGGGGTTAAGCATGAAGGGTGTCGATTTGGTGAGAAAAACGTCGTGTGAGTTTGTGAAGAACGTGATCAAAGACGTTTTGGCGCTGCTTTTCGATGACGCTGAAGTTTCCTCTGCGGCGGTGAGTTTGCGCCAGTGTTCGATGGAAGTGCTCAAGAAACAAGGTCCACCGACCGGGTTTTTCAAAATCCTGGAACGCTTAACTCGGGCACGAGACGAACTACACACCGGTCGCGTCTGTGTTGACGAATTGGTGTTATCTTCTGTCCTGTCCAAGGACATTTCTTTGTATAAACAGCCTAACTTGCCCCATTTGTCTGTGATTAAGCGCTTGGCGGCCAGGTCGGAGGAGTTACCGTCCGTAGGTGATCGAGTCTTCTATGTCCTGACGGCCGCTCCGGTCGACGTGCGTCGAAAGATGAACAACTACGAATTGGCGGAAGACCCACTGTTTGTGAAAGAGCACCAGGTACCGATTCACGCCGATAAGTATTTCGATCAGGTGGTGAAGGCGATTACCAATGTCCTTTCCCCAGTGTTTCCGTACGATCTAGATAAGAAAGACAAATTTCTGCTCGCGTTGTTACCTACCAGGGTTTATTTAGATAAGTCATTTCTCCCGTATACAGTTAAAGATGTGGCTTATGTCTGA